GACGCAGTGTTGTTTAGCTCAACATATCCGTAACGTGTCATGAAGCTGACAGTTGGTTCGAATGATGTTGGATCTAGTACAACACCTGAGCTCATTAGTGGGATGTATGGGCAGTAGAATGCCGCTGCATCTGATTCACTTGAACCTTTGTAACCAATAAGTACAGGCTTAGTATCTGCTGCATATGAATCAACATATACTTTCATTGCGTTGTTTAGTGTACCAACCATTTTTGTGTTAGTTGGTGCTTCAAACGCACCTTCAGTTGTTCTTGCGAACGCTGAAGTTGTTGCAGACTGAAGAATTGTTAGCGCGAATGGGCTAACAACTGCCCAGTTACCTGCACCACGTCTTGTACGCTGTGCAATTTTGTTTGCTACTCTGTTGATAAGAACTGCTAGTGCAGCATGTTCGTCACCAACAAATGTTGCAGTACCGCTTACTGCTGCTTGGTTGTATGTTTCTTCAGTAGCAGCTAGTGAACGTAGAGATGCTAGGATCTCTTGATCAATTTCAGCAGTAATTTCTTGAGCCAAAGCAGCCATAATTTCTGCTTCAACGTCAATGCCATGTTGTGCCTGAGCATCCTGAGCAGATTCAAAAGTCCAGCGAGCTGATAGCTTTCTGGTTTTTGCTTCTACTGTTTGCTTCAAGATCTGGATGCTTAGTTTGTTACCAGCAGCACCTTCTAGTGCAGCAGTTGCATTTGCTTTACCAGCATCTGAACCTGCTTCGTCACCTGAATAACCAAGTGCGATCTTGAATGGGCTAAGTGCTTCCTCACCTGCTGTAGCGTCATCAGCTGTATCGCTGTAACGTACACGTAGAGTGTGGATTTGACCCACAGGACCAGTCATTGGTTGAACACCTACGATATCGTTGGCGATCACTGTTGGCATAACACGTCTGATCACTGGTAGAATCACACGGTTTAATGTTGCTACATTACCGGCAGAAGTTGCACCAGCAGTTGCAGTCTCAGCCAAATACTTACGAGTATTTTCTAGAGTTGAGTCCATAACAGCTTTCTTTGTGCCTTGAAGGCCTTCTAGAAGTGCAGTTTTTGTTTCCTGCCAGCGACCTGTTAATAGTTCTGACATTTTTTTCTCCTTAAATTAAAGTCCCGCTAAACGACGAATGTCAATTACGTTCTCGTCGCTTGCGTTTTTACTAACGTTAGTTGTTTCACGGTTGCCTGTTACTTCTGTGCCTTCTGTTAAATGTGCCTTCTGCTTCGCTGGACTCTTTCCATCAATTACTGATGGTAGATACTTGTCAAATGCAGAACGTAGTTTTGCAGTTTGAACTGATTCCAGTAAATCTGTCATGATTTCTTTTTGGTCCTTGCTTAAAGGATCAATAAGTTCATTAATTGTGTCTTTGCGTTCAGTAGCTTCAATAATTTTCTTAATTTTAGCTTCTTTTGCTTCTACAATAGTTTTTCCTTTAGAAACCTCTGCCTGTGTTTCTGCTAATTGCTTATCTTTTAGTTCTAGAACTTTCATAAGTTTAGCAGTTTCAGACTTTTCGTTGAGGTAACTGTTAGTGTATTCTGAAGCAAATGCTTCGAATAGTTTGCGACCGAAGTCGTTTTTACGTGCATCTTCAATATCTTCTTTCAATTGTGTCATTTCCGCTGTAAGAGCTTTGCTGACTGTTTCAGATACTGCTTTTGCACTTCTATCGATAAAGCTCTTACGAACTTCGGCGAATTTAGTTTTGGCTTCTTTAACAAGTTTAACTTTAGTTTCTGCCAAATCTTTTTTGTCTTCGTAAAATTCTGCAATTTCTTTAGCAAGTGATTCTACTACAAATTCTTCTAGCTTTGAAAACTTAGCTGCAATCGTTTTTTGATCTTCGTGTAGCTCAGAAACTTCCTTTTTAAGTGATTCCATTACGAACCCTTTAAGTAAATTTGCATTTTCACGCATTGCAACAGCATACTTTGCTTTAGCTTCAGCTAACTGTTTGCGATCATCAGCAAATTCTTCAATTTCTGATGCAAGACGCTCAGAAACCATTGTATCAATAGCTTCTACCATCGTTGCTTTATCATGCTCATATTTTTGAGCAAACTCTTCACGAAGCTCAGCAGTTACCTGCTGACGATTTTCTTTAATCTTAGCTTCCCAAGCTTCTTCAATTTGTGTACGCACTTCTTCTGTAACTACATCGTTTTCAAAGAGTGTTTTTAGTGCATCCAACATATTTTTCTCCTCATTATTGGAGTCTGTTGATTATATTAATCAAAGATTCTTTTAAGTATTTTTGTGCCTTTGCATCGTTTTTTGTTGCCTGTGCGATTTCATATGCCTGCATACCGCCACGAGCATTCATCAAATGTTCGTAGATAGGTGTAGGATAAGCGCCTGGCGCACTTGGCTGCGCCACAACGTCTACCGTAATAATTTCAAAATCACTTACTTCGCCTGACCCGTCTTCTCTTACGTTGCCAGAACCTCTAGAGCTGACGCCAAGTTTGACGTCAGCTTCTAGCATAGTTTTCACTAATTGCCCCATTGGGGTCGGTAGGATTTTTAATTTTCCATAACCGTTTGGGCCATCCATCCACATTTCTGTAATCATATGACTCACACGATCTAAGTTTATATTAAGTCCTTCTGGATGATCTACTTCGCCGAGAACACTGTAACCTCCGCTTACTTGATCATTGAGAGTTTTGACAGCCCTGCCAATTTCATTCACAGGATACACACGCTGATTTGCATTGCGTACACCACCTTGGATACAAATACCTTTCATGTAAAGGTCTTTGCCATCATTAGCAGACTCTACGACCATGTTTGCTTGGTCAAATGTCAAATGCTCTCGTAAATAGTTATTCATCCGTAGTTCCTAATATTAGCCGCCGATGACTGGTTTTGCATCTGCACCAGTTTCTTTAGTTGACTTAGCTTTCTGTCCTTTTAGAGACTTACTTGCTTTGCCACCTGGTACATTTACGTTACCTGCATTGTCTTCTTTTGGGCTATTTGCAGTACCACCTGTAGCTTCGCCACCTTGTACTAGGTTGCTTGCGGTGCCGCCCATGTCGTTTGCACCGGCTACTGGAGATGCTGCATTCACACCGTTTTCGGTGTTGCTTGGAGCGCCGACTTTTTCAACGTACTCACGCATCACGTCTAGTTCGTCTCTTTCTTCGACTTCCTCATCTGAACCTTCATAAGCAATTGACTCGTCTTCGGCTTCTTCGTCGCCCATGTCCATGTCGCCTTCTTCATCGTCCATGTCCATGTCACCTTCTTCGTCGCCTTCTTCGTCACCCATCATTGCTTCGAATTCTGCTTTTAGTTCGTCTAGGGCATCTTCTAGGTCTTCAACACGATCTTCAATCTCGCCTTCACCTTCTTCGTCACCCATATCCATTTCGTCGTCAGCTGGTTCCATGTCCATTGCCATAGCGTCTGTTGGGTCATCGCCCATTTCGTCATCAGCTTCAACTTCAAATTCTTCTAAATCAAAGTCTTCTTCAACTTCTTCGTCGTCTGACTCATCAACTTCTTCGTCAGTTGCTTCGTCAAGGTCTTCTTCATCTGACTCATCAACTTCTTCATCAGTTGTTTCGTCTAAATCTTCGTCATCTTCTTCTAAATCATTTTCTAAGATGTTTTCGTAAATTTCACGTGATTTTTCTACTACAATCTCGTGGAAAAGCTCTTCTGCGCCTTCTTTATCTTCGTTGATAAGACGCTCAAGCATTTCTTCAAACTTGTTGCGATCTGCCATTTTTTTCTCCTATAAATGTTTTACCTATGGTAAGGCTGTCACTATTATTTAACATAGAGAAGAAAATATACGTAGAAATAGGCTCAAAACGAACCATTTTATAAAAAATTAAGAAAAATTGAACATTTTTTGAAAATCTTCAATAGTAATATGTGTTAAATTGTCAAATTTATTTAGTTCGTCAGGTATATAGTTATCAGGTGCTATAACTCTATAAAATTGAATATTAGGATGTTCCTTTACTACACTTACTGTTTGTCTTAACCAATTACCGAAAAAAGTTGCTCCATCAGCACTTTTTTTATAATTAGGACTATCGGCGAAAATATTATTCAATTTTTTGCCGCCGTCTAAACCTTTGTAATCAAAGCCTAGTATAAAGATTTTTTCATATGCATGTTCTGCTGCCAACCATAAAGCTGTAGGACCTGAACTCCACCCTTTACTAGGATGAAAATAGTTTAAATTTTGAAAACGTTGGTATGCTTTGTTGTAATTTGTCCATACTTCGTTGTGATGCTGATAGCCAGACTTTGCAATTTCTAAAATCATTTTGACATCAACTGCTATAAGATAATCGGGTCTAAAAGTTCTATATACAGCATTGCAAGCGTAAATCTTGCCTACATGTTGTAAATCTTCTAGGTCAATAGTATTTCTACTTGTTCCGTTACCTAATACAAAGGCCATTTTTAAAGCAGGATGTATTTTAGGACGTTTTGTAGTAAGTTGCTTTACGGGGTCGTATGCTTCGTTAGTTTTTGCAGATTTTTGCCGCCCAGCTTGCTTTGCTGCTCGCCGTTCATCTCTAATTTTTTTCCACTGAGATTTTGAGTATAAACTTTTATCTAACTTTGCCATTAAACACCGGCAGCGGCTGCTTGTGCTGCTATTCCATACATCTGGCGAACAAAATTTAATTCTTCTGCTTGCTCATTATTATGTAGCTCACTTGCTTTCCTTGCACGGTTGATCTGACGTAGCGTCAGTCTAGTTTTACGTGTATCATTGTCATCTACAATTGACTGATCGTAGTTAGGATCATAGCGGTCGTCTTCGACCGGTTCCATTGTTTCTTTATCGTAGTAAAAAAGTTCACGTAGTATCATGTTAGTATTTATACCTTAGATTACCTGTTCGCCGCCTGGCGCTGCTGCTGCTCCGCCTACATTTTGATCTGTAGCAGTATCGGGTGGTGTTCCTTCTGGACCTGTTTCTGTGCCGCCTTCAACATCGGCTATATCTTCTGCGCCGTCTAGATCTGCACTTATGCCTGCAGAGCTTATGCCAGCAGTCCTCATTTCACCTGCTGCATCTGCACCCATGGGTTGTAAGTTTTCATCATTTTCTTCACGCCAAAGACGTTCGTTTTCTGCTATTTCTTCTGCGCTCAACCCTAAGAAACGTTTTAAAACAAACCTATTTGACATAAATGGTACTGCTTGAATTTGTCCAAATGTTGGTATTCTAGCATTATCTAATTCACTTTGTCTATATGCAGCAAAGTTTTGCGGGGCTTCAAAATCAATATCAAACATTGCTGTATCAATATTAATTCCTTTTTCTAATAGATAACGTTTAAATTCTTGGTTAAATTCTTCAACAATAAGTCCTTGTAACCGTTCACAATAATTATTAAATCTTAATTCTTGTATGTAAGCAGTGCCGACTCGTCCGTCATTGTATTGGCTAGCACCGTCATCAGCCCCTGTTGGTAGATAAGAGGAAGGAATTCGTAAGCCGCGTACGAGCTTATTAGTAAAATATCTAAGATCATCAATTTCGCCAAGGTTTGTTCCTCCTGGTAGTGTTTCGACTTTTGATCCACGTCCTTCAGCAGTTTGTGGGAAGAAGTAGTCTTCGTTGATTGACAGTGGATTGTATGCTGAGTCTATGACATTCTGGCCGCCTCCTGTCGCCGATGGGATACGTCTTTGGTGTATTTCCGTTTTAACACGCTCAACAAACTGCATAGCAAGGTGTGAAGGCATGTTACCCACA